GGATAAAAGATTAAAAAACAATACATTTGCACCGAAAAGACATAAAACAAAAATCATACAGGAAAATTCCTGCAAGAAAACACGAAAGATAGTAAAGCCACAATATATGTATGAGCAAATGGCGCACCATTCTGTAATGCGGGTATTTGTGCCGATTGCAATGAGAGGCATGTATTACCATGTGTACGGGAGTATACCGGGAAAAGGTGTACACAGAGGGAAAAGAACCGTTGAACGGTGGATAAGAGAGGATAGCAGAAACTGCAAGTACATATATAAGCTGGATATACGTCATTTCTTTGAGAGTGTGCCGCACAGAAGATTAAAGAAAGCACTAAAACGAAAAATCAGAGATAGAGAGTTACTAAAGAAATTATTTCTTATCATAGACAGCCATAAACCGGGGCTGCCATTGGGCTATTACCCGTCACAGTGGTTCGGGAATTTTTATTTACAGCCACTAGATCACTTTATTATGGAGCAGTTACATGTAAAGCATTACATACGGTATATGGACGATATGGTTATATTCGGAAACAATAAAAAGGAATTGCATAAAGCAAGGCTACAAATTGAGAAATTCATAACGGAAGAGCTGGGGCTGCAAATAAAGAAAAACTGGCAGGTATTCCGCTTTGATTACGCAGACAGAAAAGGAAAACGCAGAGGCAGACCGTTGGATTTTATGGGATTCAAATTTTATAGAGATAGAACAACTATACGAAAGAGCATATTACAGGGCATACGTGGCAAGGTCAACCGGGTAAAGCGAAAAGAAAAGATTACGTGGGTAGATGCAGGTAGTTTACTTTCTAGGCTGGGCTGGATTTGGCATAGTGACACTTACGCATATTACGAAAGATACATAAAACCATATGTAAAAGTGAAAGTGCTAAAAACGCTGGTTTCAAAGCACGCAAGAAAGGAGAATGAACGCAATGGAATGGTACGCAGCAGAAAGCACCACAGAAGAGAAACCAAAAGAGCTGGATATAACAAGCAGCCCGCACCTTGTATATAAGAGGCGCAATATTGAAAGAGTACCCATGAGCAACGAAAATGAGGAAAGCATGGCAGGCGAAAAGTGGGTATATGAAGAATGTACGCAGGATAAAGAAGAGTATGAGAGCCAGCAGGCAGAATTATTAAGCCCAACTACAGAGGCAATCATGCAGGAAATTTCTGCATTGCAGATGCAGCAGACAGAAACGCAGATCACACTTGAAATGTTAATGGAGCAGTAGAAAGGCGGTACAGACATGTACGAAGAACTGAAAAAGAAATACGATAAAGGCTATATCACAAAGGCAACATTAAAAGGCTGGGTACGCATTGAACGTAAGGCAAAGGGCAGAGGGATTACAGAGGAACAGTACGAGCAGATTACAGGCGAAAAATACAAGGCATAGGAGAAACACAGAGAAAATGGTAGAACAGGTAATAACTTACATTACGGCAAACTGGGTAGCATGGTTATTTGCCGGAGCGTATGCAATTCTTATTGCACTTTATAAAAAAGAGAAACAGCAGCATGAGGAAGAAAGAGAAGAAAACAAGGCAGTGCGTGAGGGATTGCAGGCACTTTTGCGGCAGCAAATCATAGATATTTGCCTAAAGTATGAGGAACGCAAAGAAGCCCCGGCATGGGCAAAGCAGGCTGAAACATCAGCATATAAAGCCTATGAAAAGCTGGGCGGCAATGATGTAGCACACGCAATGCATGAAAGATTTATGCAACTGCCATTATCAGACGGTAATTTAGAAACAGAAAGGATACATTAACAGTAAATGACATATCGCAGGAGAAAGCGGCGTAGAAGAGTGACACCACAGGCGGCGGTAAGCTGGCTGTGGGAGTTCAGTAAAAAAGTGGTGTGGACGGTAACACTCTTATACATTGTGTCGTTTGTGTTCGCAATGGTTTTATGTTGGCGAGAGCTACAGTTCATAGGAAACACAGCGGCAATAACAACACTGATTACAGAATCAAACGAAACATTCCGGGTAGTTGTTGGTGGATATCTGATTAAAGCAGGAATAGAAAACGCCTGCAAGATTGTTACCAGTAAGCAAACGCCGCAGGAAGAAACAGACGATAACGCAGAGGGGTAAGGTGGTAATATGGGCTTTATCATGGAAAATATCAGAGTTATAGGAATTGTGTACCTTATAGGTGCAATCATTACTTTTATTGGTTTATTTGCTTTTTTTACGTGGGCAGCAAAGGCAGATGCCAAGGAACAGGAATTATACCCGGAATATCCGATAGAAGATGAAAACGAACCATTCAGCTTGTACATAACGGTTGTATTTATTATTTCCATTATGACGGCAATTATATGGTGGGGCGTACCGCTTTTGTTGGGTGGGTTGCTTCTTTATGACAAGATAACGCAGGAGTACCCGCAGTTAATGGGTGGCATGAATGACACAGAAGAAAAAGAAAACGGAAAGGAATAGAGAAAATGGAAAAAGTACTTTTTTATGTAGCGGCAGCATTGATTGCTGTAATGGTTTTGACACTGTGGGTAAATATTATTGTGGCAATCACAAAAAAGGTTGTTGCGTGGGACAAGTTCCCGGTGCAGGTGTGGGTAATGATTGTAGCCATTGCCTCTACATTGATTACCGCAGCAGCATTTGCACAGTATTTTAATATTGCAATGTTGTGGTATTACTGGGTAGCAGCTATTGCGCTGGGCTTTTTGGTATGCTATGCGGCAATGTTTGGATATGACAACCTTTATAAGCAAATCATGGAAACTGTACAAAAGATAAGGGAACTACTGGCAGGAATCACAAAAGACGCTGAATAGAAAGAATGAGGATAAAACTATATGAGCGTATTGATTGGACACGCAAGCATCAGCGAGAACGGAACTATTAACGGAAAAAAGGGAGATCAGACGGGAAAAGAGGTATGTGTAAGAAACTTTTATAGTAAACCATGGGATTTTATGGCAATCCACCCGGACGCAAACGTAAGAGAGAAGCACGCAAAAGCGGTAGAGGCAGGCTGTGCAAATAACAATATCGGATACGGACAGGGCGATAGAAACACGCTGAACACAGAGGCAAAGAAAGTAAATTATGATTTGTCAAAAGTAGGGCTGTGCAATACGGACTGTAGCGAGTTCCAGAACGTGTGCGCCGTTGCATCTGGCGCAGCAGGCGTAACGCATGGCAGTAATGGGTGGACTACAGCAACCATGCGTAACGCATTAAAGGCTGCGGGCTACAAAATCATTACAGACAGTGCATTTCTGAAAAATGAAAATTACTGTGTAAGAGGTGCAATCTATGTAAAAGAAAGCTCACACACCGTATGCGGGCTGACAAATGGAACATACGCAGCACAGACGCTTGCAAAAGCCGGGATTGGAGGGTACGCCGGAAATAACAACTATTCTGGCAAAGGAATTGGTACAGCGGTTGCAAAATGCGATATGAACATCAGAAGCGTAGCAGAAGTAAAGAGCAATACTGTATACAGTTCGATTAAAGCGGGCACAAAAGTAGAAGTGCTGGAGGTGTTGGCAAATGGCTGGTATAAGATTGTATGGGCGGGCGCATCTTGCGGCTATGCTTATACATCGAATACAAACAATAAGTATTATACATATACCGCCAACAGCAAAAACAACAGTACCAGCACAAGCGGCAGCAGTGGATTAAAGCAGACGCAGAAACCAGAATCAGCGTTGTGTTTTGATAAGACGCTGGCGGGTGCATATGTTGTTACAGCGGACAAATTGCACATGAGAGCAGGAGCAGGAAAAACAAAAGCGGACTATGGAACTATCGCAGAGGGTGGCAAAGTACATTGTTACGGATATTACAACAAAGAAAAGGGGACAGGTGCAAAATGGCTGTATGTTGCCTGCGGAAACGTAACGGGATACTGCCATAGCGATTATCTGAAAAGAGCATAATATGGACGCACAAACAGCGGGCAGAGTTTTGGCGGCGTTGGTAATATGTAGCGGGCACAATAAAGGCTGTGACGAGTGCCCGGCATACGATGTAGAAGCCACAGGAGAAGCACAGCAGAAACGATGCAATGAATTATTGAGCGATAGCAATATTGAAAAAGCATTAGAAACAATGAGAGGATAAAAGAAAGGGTAGCGGTGTGAGCCGTTACCCTTTTTGCCTACTGATTTAAAACCAGATCATAAAATACGTTTTCAGATAAAATCTGTATGTCCTTGCCTTTTAAAATAAGTGATTCAGCCTTTTTCTGTTTATTGCTTTTACCGTCTTTTATGAGACTGCAAAAATCATTATTGCCGAGAATTAAATAATTTGTTTTGGCTGTGACGTTATCCCCGCACTGCCCGCCGAGGTTTACCACAAGTTGCATGGCATCTTTACGCTGCATCTTTTCTAATGTGCCAGTGAATACACAGAGCTTGCCGTAAAGCGGGTGGCTGATATCAAAATTATCTGTAGTTGCCGTAATATCTTTTGCGTGTAGTTGGTGGCTGGAATAAGAAGCCTTAAAGCCGTCAAAGTCCCCATATTGTGAAACTGCATCAGAAAGCAATGCTTGATAGCAGGCGTTGCAGGCTTCACAATCAGCATAGGAGCGGTGCGCCGGGGAAGAAACTTTATAATGGGCGGCAACCGTTTCTAGTTTATGGTTTTTCAGTTCCGGCAGCAGTTTCCTTGCAAAGCGCATTACATCAACAAAAGAATTGGTAAAATCAATACTGTGCGTATCCTGCAATACGTCATAAATAAAATTGATATCGAAATTTACGTTATAGCCTACAAGGATATCAGAACCGACAAAATCATAGAAAAATTTAATTGCATCGGAAATGGCGGGAGCATCAGCAACCAGATCGTTTGTTATCCCGGTCAATTCGGTTATAAAGCTGTCAATAGGTTCGGTGGGTTTAACAAGAGTAGTGAAAGAATCAACTAAAGAACCGTTTGAGTAGCGCAGTGCGGATAGTTCGATGATTTCACAATAACGGGAGTCCAGCCCGGTTGTTTCAATGTCGATTACCGTATAAGTATCTGGTGCGGCAATGAGGCTGTGCCCTTTATTTGGGCGGCTGGGTTTTTCTGATTTATCAGACGTAGTAACAAAAGGTTTCCCGTTTTCATCAATACCGATAGAAATGAACATAGTAAATACCCTCTTTCGTTTGAAAATTATAGTCATGCTGACCTTTAACACAATTATGCTTTTGAAATGTGGTAAAGTCAAGAAAAATTCTGATTATTAACACAAAGACGATAGGGGCGTACTGAATGAAAATATACGCATACAAAGGGAAAGATAATTTATGTGGGGAACGCATAAGGTTGGCGAGAGCGAAAAACAGAATTACACAAAGCGATTTAGCAGCACGTATGCAGGTAGCTGGGGTTACAATAGAAAGAGATTCGATAAGCCGGATAGAGCGGGGCACAAGAATTGTAACAGATTACGAATTGAAAATATTTTCTAAAGCGTTGGGCGTAAGTATGGAATGGCTGACAGACGAAAGCGGGACACTGTAACATAGTTACGGTGTTTTTCTTTATAAAAAATATACCCAATGAGTAAAAAGTAATTGACAAATGCACTCAATGGGTATATAATATAATTGTAGCAAGGTAACAGCAGGAAAGGAGTTAAAAATGGAGAACGAAGAAATGAGCAAAGCCGATTTAATAGCAATGTTGGTATCAATTAGAGAAGTAGCAAGAACAAACGGGGAAGCACATACAGTAGAACATATAGAAAAGATTCTTGAAGAAGTAAGAAAATAAAATAGAATAAAGGGAACACACGAGGGGCGGATACCTAAACAATCCTGCTAACCGCCCCAAGTGCTTAATTAGATTATAGCAGGAAAAAAATAAAAGGCAAGAGGTGTAATAGAATGAAAGCAGTAAAGGGATATACAAAAAGCGATTATATTGCAATCTGCAAAGAGGAAGAGGGCGGAGAGGTCTTTAATTTCAAATCAATGGACAAAGCTGCCGAATATATTGTAAAATTCTTGCCGGGTTCTTCAAAAAAAGAAGCGGTTGCGGGAATTATCAATGATACTAATTGTGACTGGGTTTTCTTTGAAGATGAAAGCGTCATTTTTAGATATTATGGAAGAGGGTACAACGAAACAATCATAAACGAAATGAGAGAAAATGGATATGGAGTGTAAAGAAACGGATAAAGTGACGATTGAAGAGGCACGCAAACAGCAGGGCATGAGCAGGCGCGAAGTATCGGAATGGTTAGAGATACCATATAGAACGCTGACAAACTGGGAGAATGGGGTAAGGAGTTGCCCGCATTATATTGAAAAGCTGATAGTAGAAAAGATATTGCAGGGCAAATAACAAAAAGCACACAGAGAGCCGCAGGACAACAACGCCTGCGGCTTGTTTTACGAAAGAGGGCGGGAACATGGCAAATCAAAAGGGTAGCAGACAATTAAAACACAATGATAGAATCAGATTAGAAGCCTTGTATAATGCAGGGCACAAGGTTGTAGAGATTGCAGAGATTTTGCATGTACACCGAAGCACAATTTATAACGAGTTGAAGCGTGGGCAATATGAACATTTGAACAGTGATTATACAAGAGAAATGAGATACAGCGCAGACCTTGCACAACGGAAATATGAGGAAAATTTAAAAGTGCGAGGAACACAATTAAAGATAGGAAATGATATTAAGCTGGCAAATTACATAGAGGACAAAATAATAAATGAAGATTACAGCCCGGACGCAATCATAGGGGAACTGACAGCAGAGGGACGCTGGGGAGAATTTCAAACCAGAATATGCACCACTACAGTATACAGCTATATTGATAAGGGAATCTTTTTAAAGGTAACAAATAAGGATTTGCCAGTAAAGAAGAACAAAAAGCGCAAATATAATAAGGTAAAGAAACAGAAAAGGGCAGAAGCAGGGGAAAGCATAGAAAACAGACCAGAAGCAATAAACAACCGGGAAGAGTTCGGACATTGGGAAATGGATAGCGTAATAGGACAGCGGGGGAAATCGAAAAATACATTGCTGACGCTCACGGAGCGAAAGACACGAGCAGAAATTATTTTTAAATTGCCAGATCACAGCGCAGAGGCAGTAGTGGCAGCAGTTGACAGATTAGAGAAACGCTGGGGAGAAATGTTTAAGACAGTATTTAAAACTATCACAGTAGACAACGGCACAGAGTTTGCATATTGTGCAGAGTTGGAACGTTCAGCGATAGGCGAGGGGAAAAGAACAAAAATGTATTATTGCCACCCGTACAGCAGTTGGGAGCGTGGCACAAACGAGGTAACAAATAAAATGGTGCGCCGCCGAGTTCCAAAGGGTACAAATTTTGACGGACGGACAGAGGAAGAAATACAGGCAGTGGAAGAGTGGATAAATAAGTATCCAAGGCGCATACATGGGTATAAATCAGCAGGGCAGTTATTTGATGAAGAACTTAAAAGAATCAGTTAATCTATTAAAAGGGTATAATGGCTGGCTGGAAACGGCACAGCCTTATTGGATTGCTTACAAAAAGAACAGTGAAAACAGAATATACAATAAAAGTACATATGTTTTGTACAAAATGCCGATATTGAATTTTTGTCGAAAAAAAGGTTGAAATTTTTAAAATATAAAAAACTATAAAATTTTTATTGACAGGATAGAAACTAAGGTGTAAGAT